TACGCACTTTGATTGTGATATTGAGGGGTTTGATTTGCCCTCTGTCCCACATTCAAAAGTGTTATCTATTCTCCCGTTGCACAAGAATTCTTTATTGCGTTCTGTTGAGAGTCAAAATATTATACCGCTTGGCTCCTCCTCGTATGTTTCCTTTTGTCGAAGATCAAAGGTGACCTATCACATCACTAAGTCCTTTTGGAATGAAAGAGGCGTGACTTGTGATAAGGTCCCTCCAGTCTTTAATCGTGAACCCTGGAAGTTGGCTTTGGCTGAGTTTGAGTCTGTGCGTGGCTTGTTTGATATTGGTGTTATGACACAATGTGTGCGCCACTATGAGCAGCAATGCTATACTCGGCTCAATGCCTTGAATGTCGACTGGAAAAAATACCTTGGCTCCTTTTCTATTGACGAGGCAGCTGATGGTATTGATTCCATGGATTATGTTGATCATGTTAACTATAATACGAGTATGGGATTTCCTTGGTATCGTTCAAAATCCGAATTCATGCTGAAAGGTGTGATCCCTGACTTTATTCGGTGCCGTGTTGATTCTATATTTGATCGTTACAGGCTCAACAAACGCGCCTTCCCTGTTTTTTGTTCTCATTTGAAGGATGAAGCGATTAGCCCAGAGAAACTTGCAGCTGGGAAGATTCGCGTTTTCGTTGGTTCTCCGATTGATTTCACTCTTGCCATCCGCATGCGTTTTCTTAGCTTTGTGCGTCTCTTCCAAAAGTTCCGTTTTTGCTTTGAATCTGGAGTTTCTATCGCAGCGCAGAAGACTGACTGGGCTGATTTGTATGATTATTTTGGTTCCCGTCCGTTTTTTGTTGGTGGCGACTATAAGGCTTATGACAAGGGTATGCATCAATTTGTGACCCGCTGTGCGTTTGTGATCGTTATTAACATTTGCGCGGCATCAGAGCGCTTCAGTCCCAGTGAGATCAATGACATGTATGGGATGATGGAGGATATCGTAAACCCCATCGTTGAATTTCGAGGTGATTTGGCCAGATTTTTTCTTGGCAATCCCTCAGGTCATCCTCTTACCGTTGTTGTTAATTGCATCGCTAACTCCTTATACATTCGCTATGCCTTCCTGAAGAAACATGGTTCTTTTGACTTGTTTGAAGATCTTAGGCTCGTCACTTATGGTGACGATAATCTGTTCGCTCAAAGTTCTCCAAATTTTAGCCATTGTGACCTCCAGGATCAGTTGGCTGATCTAGGCATAATTTATACCATGCCTGATAAGTCTTCTGAGTCCCGTCCTTACCTTTCGACTGATGAGATCGAATTCTTGAAGCGCAAGTTTATTGAAGTCACTTTCAATGGCACTCGTGTTATTCTTGCCCCTCTTGAAATTAAGAGTATTTTTAAAATTCTCATCATTTCGTCGAAGAGTGCCGTCGTGTCCTCTATGGATTTGGCTGCCTCTTCGTTAATTACTGCTCGAAATGAATTATTCTTTCATGGCCGTGATGTCTACAATAAATATATTGGTCTGTTGCAACTGTGTGCAACGACTCATTGTTTGTCTTATAGGCACTGTGACTGGGAAGAGTATTTTCCCCTTTGTTATCCTACCTTGTTTAGTAGTTACTTATCTGACATTGATTTCACGTCAGAGAGAGGACCAAGCAAGGTGTTGGTCGCCCCTCATGGGGT